GTGAAACAGAGTAATCTATATGAACTGGAACGTTAGATACTCAATGGAACACTATGGTAAGTGCTGGGAAGTCTATCACCAGTGTGGTATGAAGAAGAAGAATGGGCGTCAAGTACCCAACTGTATTCCCGATGATGATGAGGATAAGTAGTCATAATACGATCTAATTAAAGATTTATAAAATTCGGGATAGATATATGCAAACCGCGTCGCCCCCGCAAAACTGAGACTTTTGTCACATATGTAAAAGTCCTGCATTCTTGACTAAGTAGGTATGGAATTATTTAATTACGACAAAATCAAAGCACACCCTAACTACCTACAGGTTGAAGAGAATATATGGGTAATAAAGAACCTTATCTCAGAAGAGACATGTGACCTGCTTGTTGAATTTGCAGAGTCTGTCCCAGAGGAACAATGGTGGGAAAGAAATAGAAGAGAGTGGTGGCACGGTAAGTTCCTATATACCGTTGATAACGAAGAGATCAATGAGAAGAATAAAGAGATCAAAGCAGCAATAGCTACTTTATTCACAGACGATTGGTTTCTGAGCGACCCTGGTTCTATTCATAGGATACAAAAGGGTCAAGGTATGTTTGAACATTCCGACAACCCTACAGAGGGCATGGGTAAGAACAATTTTGTTCAGCTAGCCTTTACAATCTATCTAAGCGACTTTGAAGGTGGAGAGATATATTACCCTAAGATTCTAAATCCAACACCACTACAGTATAAAGCATCAAAGGGTGACGTATTGATTCACCCAGGCGTGGGAAGATACGAACACGGAGTTAGACCAGTAACAGGGGATAAAGTTCGATACGTAACAACAACCTTTGCATACGATCCTAAAGTAAAAGAACTAATAGACGTGGGCGTAGTATTCCAGGATGTAGAATCTGGTCAACCAATGTTAAACGACCTTACCGTAAGCGACTGCATCGAATAACATATATGAAACAACCGTTAGTAGTAGAAAGATTATTCGATGCCGAATTATACAAGGCACTAAAAGACGATCTACGTTCAAAAGCTCTCAGCCATGGAGATAGTAACATAATGCCCGGTCGGTACCTATTAGAGGTTGACCAAAGTGCTATCTTGCAAGAAGCACATACTAAGGCTTTAGAGATAGCAAAAGAACTTTTTGGGATTCCGGACTTACTTCCAAGCTACGCCCTCTTCGCTCATTATGAGACTATAGGAGATATAGTACCATACCTTAAAAAGCACAAGGACAATAACGCTTGCACCTACACAATAGATATGTGTCTATACCAGTCAGAGCCTTGGGATATATACGTTGAAGGGATACCCTATACTCTTCACCCCAACCAGGCATTAGCCTACTATGGAGAAGATCAAGAACATTGGCGTAGCGAGTTCCCCAATCCTGAGTCTGGGTTCGTTGGAATGATCTTTTTCTTTTTTGTTGAGAGCGATCATTGGTTCTATACTAAAGGTAGCGACTATGTTGAAGTCGTAAACGGTATCATTACAGAAGAAGAATGGATTGCGAGTCATAAATGATATCAATAAACCCTAATTTCTTAACATCCGAAGAAATAAATATTATACTTAACTATGTTAAAAATGAATCTCAAAACCATTGGAGCATAGATGAAAATAACCAGAGCCGAGTACTCAATTTAAATTATCATAAATCGCTTGAGCCAAAAGACAAGTTGATTTTTGAAATGATTATAAAGATCAGGATCCGTATTGAGCAGCACATAACACAAACCTGTGGCATTGCTGTACCAATCTATGCAGAATGCGCTAGCGTCATACGTTGGCCTGAGGGTTATGGACAAGAACCTCACGCAGATAGTGAACAGAATAATCCTGAAGATGGTGAACATCAATACCCACACCGTTTCTATGCAGCTGTTTGTTATCTGAATGATGACTACGAAGGTGGAGACCTTTATTTCCCACAGCATGGTCTTGAATTAAAACCAGCACCAGGAGTCATGATTCACTTCCCAGGGACCCGTGAATACCTACATGGAGTTCACCCTGTGACCAATGGAGTTAGGTATGCCATTACAGCTTTTTATACCAAAGATATAAACAAAGCCGATGGGTTGCCAAGATGAAAGCACCAAAGATCATTGAATGGCCGGGGTTAGAGCACATTGAAAATAATCCAGAGCTTTACTTAAACATGTTATTGGAAGAAGTTGTTTTTGTTTTTAGAAATGCCAACCTTAGTTACGAAGATCAGTATGAATTGCATCGTATCCTTGGAGAAGTATTTCATGGTTTTCCAAACAAAACAAAAGGAAAACATGAACATTACATAATGACCCATAAAGGATTCAATAAGAATGCCAATGATGATACTGGTGACGATATCAGATCAATGTGGCATCAAGAACATATTTATTATGTTAATAGCATAATTTATGGTAATTGGAATAATACTATTTTTAATACTGATAAAGAGAATGGCAAAACTTATTTTTATGATATGTGCAATCTCTACAAAACACTTCCAGATGATACCAAAGAATTTTTAAAAAAGTGCACTGCAGATGTTACAGGGAACGATTATGATGACCCTATCAATGAAGATACTGGTGATTTTGATCCAAAAGATCGTGTGATTGAGTATTCACCAATTGGTTATCATTGGATAACGAATGAACCCGTGTTGCGTGTAAAGTTCTGGTATGCTAATGTACTTAATAAGTATGATGGAAGGCCTTGTACACCAATGGAACAAGAAAAGTTTGATACAATAATTAATGACATTCGTAATTTTGTTGTTAATGATGAAGAGAATAGAATCGTTCAAAAATGGCAACTGGGTGATCTTGTAATTTCTGATTTATATAAATGTGCTCATGCAGTGACTGGTGGTTTTAACATAAAAGATCGTCAATTTACAGGGATGCTTGGCAATGTTAAACCACAACAAGGGGAATAACAATGATAGAAAACTTTATTGCTTATAAGAATTATAGTGACTTGGGCAAAATAACTCCATTGAATGTAAAAAGAGAATGGATGGATGATACGGTCAATAGCCATGCCTATAAGTGTTTTCCAGTTAGCCTTGCCAACGGATTAGGTTGGGGTATATCTTTCCCCGAAGACATTACTTTTATTTGGGATGGCATAACTGATACGACATCAGATCATGTTAAAGTCTTAGCTGGTGAAAAGTATGTTCATGCGCGAAGAGGCAATGCAACCATAAGTTTTAATACTGGTCTTATTTTTAAAACACCAGAAGACTATAGCCTTTTGACTATGCCAGTGCCCAACCAACACATAGCTGGTGTTTCTCCGTTTACAACATTAATGAGTACCTCTTTTTATAATGGTGATCTACCATGCGCTTGGAGAATAACAGAAGCTAATAAAGAAATAACTATTAAGGCAGGCACTCCAGTCATGGCAGTGATTCCAATATCTTTAACTAACTTACAGAATACAGAATTGCATATAAAACCACGTAACGATATACCGATTTCATATTATCAAGATTATATAGGTTATAACGAAGTAATAGGTCACATCAATCAATCTGGTAAATGGTCAGATTTTTATAGAGATGCTGTAAATCATGAAGGTAAAACCGTTGGCGAACATGAAGTTAAACTAATAAGACTAAAAGTTATGGAAGAAGAATAATATGGAAGAACAAATAATTGTAAACAAAGATGAGGATCAGAGAGAATTTGTATCGCTCATACCTTCTGGTTATTTTGGTGACTCAGCAGATAATATTGTAGAAGTTTCAGACTTTCTTACACTAGAGGAGCAAGAAACACTTAGAAATTTTGCTATTAACAATACGGTTTGGGATATTACCGAAACTAAAACAAATGATAATGGAACAGTTACTTACAATGCAGACTTTTGGGCAGATAGGGTAGCAACGTATACTTCTTTACAAAGAGTAGACCCAACAATCTTGCCTTTGATTGAAGACATGCAAAGAAGACTTAAAGTTAAAGTAGATGCACACTTCAATGTCAATGTTAGAGCAACAGGGCCTGCAGTTGTTAAATGGCCTGTAGGGACTGAACAGACTCCACATGCTGATAAAGAATTGCATGAAGGACCAGATGCTGGTAAACCAAATGCTTTTCCATATTATGACATAGCATCAATCTTTTATTTCAATGATGATTACGAAGGTGGAGAACTATATTTTGTTAACCAAGGTGTACGTATCAAGCCTAAGGCAGGCTCCGCATGGTTTTTCCCAGGTGACATGAATTACTTGCATGGAGTCTCAACAGTAACTTCTGGACTTAGATTTACGTGCCCATTCTTCTGGACAGTAGAAGAAGACTTTAATAATAAATAGGAACTATATGGATAAAACAATACTGCACGACAAAATTTATTATTATGAAAATGTAATAGAAGATTTTGACAACTTCAATAAAGTTTTTAAAAAAATGAATGATGGTTGGACAGTGTGGCATTCTTCTGACAATGAAGAACATATTTATGGAGAAAATAAATCATTGTATTTAAAAATCATTGATGAAGCAGAAGAACATTTAAAAGAAGATATGTTATATATTTATAATTTAATTATGAATGCTTTTCGCAATGTTGCCAGAGATTATGCTGAATCACAAGATGAGCATGAAGAGCCAAAATTATTCGATTTGCTTAATATAAAAAAATATAATGCTGGAACATATATGGGTTCTCATTACGATCAATTACAAGGCGATATGAATTTAAAATACTCTTTTGTTATGTATATAAATGATGATTACGAAGGTGGAGAACTTTCATTTAATATTATAGATTATGATGGGATTATTCAAAAACCTCATATAGATCCAGATTATGATGTAGCTCTAATGAATAAAAATTTTGATGTAGGAATTAAACCAAAGGCAAATAGTGTAATTATTTTCCCAGCGTCTGCGCCATATTTTCACACTGCTCACCTTGTTAAGACTGGTTTT